GGCAATACAGCAACTAAGACATATCCAAGATCTACTGACCCTGTATCTGGACAGACTATTACTATTACAGGAACAACTACTAATACTATTACAGTCAATGTTGGAGCATCTCCAATAGTCAATCATGATGTAACAAATGCTACATATGACAATAGTACAGGTGTATTAGTCCTAACAATAGGTAATCATAATTTGACAGCTGGAACAAGCGTTAAGATAGCTAACAACTCTCTTTCCTTCACATGTGCTAACGATAATAACACATCAGTTAAAACATATCCACGTCCTTCAGATCCTTACTACGATACAGCAATTAATATTGATTCTGTTGTTGCAAACACATCAATTACATTAAATGTTGGAACTAACAATGGTAATTTAACAGGTATCACTAGAACAACATCTACACAACCATTCTTCCAGATTGGTATCTCAGATTGTACATTTGATGGTGTAGATACTACCTTTAATATGTTATCTGGTGGATCTACACAAGCATTACCAGCAAGTGATAATTTCTTAATATTCTTGAACAGCACATTACAAATTAAGGGTGGTGATCAAGCATACACATATTCTGGTAGTGAAGTAACATTCTCAGAAGCACCTCTTGCTGGTATGGACTTCTTTGGATACTACTTTGGTAAATTAACACAACTTGATGAAATTACACCTTACTTTGATAATAAAAAGAAAACATTTACTATGAAGCAGAACACTGAACCTTTCTCACTAGAAAGTGACAACTCTTCAGTTTCAGCACAAAACAACTTACTTATATTCCTGAATAGTGTGTATCAGGAACCTGGCGTTGCATATAACTTGACAGGTTCTATTATCGAGTTTAGTGAAGCACCTAGAGCAGGATCTGACTGTGTTCTGTTCATCTATACAGGTAGTAGTTCAGATGTATTACTCAGCAATACATTCAATGCTATTGATCCAGAAGATAGGGTTCAAATTGATAGTGAAGGTGCTGATCGTCTTGTTGCAGCTGTTTCAAGTTCAACTACGATTGATAGTTATGAGTTTACAGGTTTGAGACCAACTGTTGCTGAGTTTGCAGCAACTATAAGTGGGGGTCAAGTTACACAAGTCACTATCACTAATACTGGTTCAAATTATGAAGTTCCTCCTATCTTAATATTCCAAGGTGGTGGTGGAGAAGGTGCGACTGCTGAGACTCAAATTGAGACTGGTAGTGGTCGTGTTTTATCAGTTATAAATCTAAAGGGTGGTGCTGGATATACTAGTGCACCTTCAGTTCTTGTTGTTCACCCATTGTCATTAGAAAGAAAACAGAGAGATAGGATTGTGTCCAACTCTTTAAATCTTGGAACAACATATCTAACATCTACATTAAGCAATTCTGGAACTACTATTAATCTGAAGAATGTATACTTTAATTCTACACAGAAAAATGGTTTCCCTGATGAAGGTGAAGTATTAATTCCATTCTATAATAGCGTTGAGCAAGTGTGGAGTTGTGAAAGAATTTTATATGGTGCTAAAGACGAGTCTGCTAATACTTTAACCGTTGCAACTGGCGGTAGAGGGTATGACGGAACTACTGCTGCAGCACATGACGTTATAACTGGCACATATTCAAGCAGCGGAACTACGTGTACTGTCACTGCTTCTGCCTTACATTATTTGTCCACAGGTCAAAGGTTCTATCTAGACTTTACTAGCGGAACTGGGTTCGATGGACTCTATACAGTTACAGTTACTGGACTGTATACATTTACAGTTGAATTCCCATTCGAGCGATCAACAAGCGGAAACGTAAGTCTCCTCCCAGAAGTTCGTCTGAGATCGTTATAAATAACCAATAAAGCTTATATTGCGATGGCATTAGTTACAGACAATTTTAGAATATACGCTGCTGAAAGCTTTAGGAATACCTTAACTGCGACTAATAAGGTCTATATGTTTGTAGGTAGAGCAAAGACTTGGGGTAGTTCCGATGTACCGCCCACAGGAGAACCTCTTGATAGCTTCGAGTATGCGAGAACTTCTTATGGTGACTCTGTTGCATTTAAGCGTGTTGACGTATCCGATACTGCATTGGTAATACCAAGAGTAGATTGGATAGATCCTACTAAAACAACAGGTGGAGTAGGACGTACATATTCAATGTATAAACCAGATTATGCACCTACAAAAACTACTGCAAACGGATCTTCAAGATTGTATGACAGTAATTTCTATGTAATGAACTCAGATTTCAATGTCTACAAGTGTTTGTATAATGGTGAAGATCCTACCTACCCAAGAGGACGCCCCTCTTTGGTAGAACCCACTGGAACTTCAACAACTATCATTGAAACATCAGATAGTCCTGGCGTCTATTCATATAGATGGAAGTATCTTTATACTATTGATGCAGATAATATTCTAAAGTTTGTTACTACAGAGTTTATTCCTGTATTATCAAACTCATTAGTTCAATCTGCTGCAAACGCAGGATCTGTTGATACTGTTGTTATTGAAAATGCTGGTTCTGGATATAACAACGGAACATATACCAACGTTCCTATTCGTGGTGATTATAATATTAATAGTGGAACTCAAGCACTCTGCACAGTTATTGTAGTGTCTGGTTCTATATCATCTGTGACAATTACACAAGCGGGTTCTGGATATAGTTTTGCATCTATTGATGTTAGTCTTATTACTAATATTGGTAGTGGTCAAAATGCTGCTCTTGATGTTATTCTACCTCCTAACGGTGGACATGGTTTTGATTCAGTAAGAGAATTAGGTGCATATCGTTTAATGTTTGCTAGTAAGTTAGAAACAACTAGTGCATTTGTTGATTTCCCTAATGACTTAACTTATAGAAGAGTTGGTCTTGTATTGAATCCTACTGATTATAACACTACAACTGTGTGTAGTCAGAATACTAGATCTGCTGTTAAGGCATTGATATTCCCACAATCAGGTTCTGGAACACCTAGTGGTACATTTGTGCCAGGTGAGACTATCACTCAGACAACTACAAATGCAAAAGGATTCGTTGTATCATATGATTCAACAACTAAAGTATTGAAATATTATCAAGATCAAACTGATGGTACTGTTAATGGTAATGTGATTCCTTTCTCTGGTGCTAATCAGATTACTGGATCTACAAACTCTTACACTGCAACTCCAGATGCAACTCAAGGAACATCATCTGTTCCTGTCACACAGATAACGATTGGTGTATCTGTTTATGAATTAGGTTTATCATTCGTCACTGGTTATGCCAATGAAGAAGTCGAGTTAAACTCAGGTGAAATATTATACCTAGATAATAGGATCCCGATTACTCGTTCGGCAGACCAAAACGAAGAGCTCAAAGTAGTAATTGAATTCTAAATGGCACAGAATACAAATCTCAATATAGCTCCTTACTTCGATGATTTCGATAAAAGTAAAGGGTTTCTGAAGGTATTATTTAAACCTGGTTTCCCAGTTCAAGCTAGGGAACTTACCACACTGCAAACATTATTGCAAGATCAGATCGACACGTTTGGTCAGGGTGTGTATAAGGAAGGTTCTATGGTGGTGCCAGGTGGTATTACACTGAACAAGAATGTGCCATGTATCTTGATTCAGAATAACTATCTTAACCTAGACGTAGAAAATTATAGAACTTCATTAGATGGTCAGATTATTAAAGGATCTACTTCTGGTGTTCGTGCTCGTATATTGTTCTCAGTAAGTTCTACTGCATCCACAAGAAGCAATATTACATTCTATCTTAATTACTTACAGAAAGCAGAAGATAATGTAACCAGCACATTTACTGCTGGAGAAACATTTACTTGTGAAAGTGATATTACATATGCAACAACAACCATTGCATCTGGAACACCATTAGCACAGTTGCTTAACTCAGCTGCTACATCTACAGGTTCTACTGCCAGCGTAGGTGCTGGAGTCTTCTTTACAAGAGGATACTTTGTTAATGTTGCAGAGCAAACAATTATATTAGATCAGTATGATACAAACCCATCATACAAAGTTGGTCTAAAGGTAGAAGAAAGAATTATAACTGCTGATGAAGACGCAACTTTATATGATAATGCTATTGGTAGCACTAACTTCTCAGCACCTGGTGCAGATAGATTTAAGATCTCATTAACATTAGTTAAAAAACTAATAACTGCTCCTAACTCTGCTGACTTTATTGAGTTACTTAGAACTAATACTGGTAAGATTGAGAAGAAAGTAGAACGTAGTGATCTAGGTTTTATTAATGATATTCTTGCAAATAGAACAAAAGAAGAATCTGGCAATTACTATGTCAAAAAATTCAAGTTAGATGCTAGAGAAAATCTAGATGATGGTTTTAATAATGGCGTATATCGTGTAACAGATACAACATCTGGTGGAGCAACTCCTGCTGAATCTAATCTTTCTATACAATTATCTTCAGGATGTGCATATGTTCAGGGTTATAGAACTGAAAGGATATCAACATCATACAAAGATATAGACAAACCAAGAACTTTTGCTACAGAATTAAACAAAACACTAACTTCTGACTTTGGTAACTATGTCTTCATGACAAATGTTTACGAAGCACCTCGTTTATACGAAACTATAGAGTTTAGAGATCAAGCAACAGCAACACCTGGCACAGCAGCTGGTCAACCTATTGGTAAAGCAAGAATTATTAACTTCTCATTTGAATCAGGTGCAGTAAACCCTACTGATGCTGCTACTCTATATCGTGCAAACATAATTGATGCTGGTTTCTACACCAAGATAGTTGCAACAGGTGCTACTACACAGACAGCGGGTAACTTTGTTGTTGGTGCTACTAGTGGTGCTACAGGATTTATCGCTGATGTGGCAGGATCTGCAACAGCGAGTTCTCAAACATTCTTCTACTTGTATAATACTAACGGTACATTCGTTACAGGAGAAGTGTTAAAAGCAAACAGTGCAGCTGGTGCAACATTAGCAACTACTAGCACAGTTACTACATTTGGTTTTGGAGATGTAAAACAATATGCATTTGTAACTGGTGGTGGAACTGCTGATTCAGTATTAGATGTCAAAGTGGCATTACCTGCTTCAGGACCTATTTTATCTGGTCACTCTGCAGGATCTGCAACTATAACTGCTACACTTTCTAATTTTAGGTCTCAATTGAAAGTAGGAGACATTGTAGAGTTCTCAAACAATGGTGCATCTCACAAAGCAAGAGTTACAGCAGTTACTGATAACTTTAACTTCAATATCACTCGTTTAGGTTCTACTACACTTTCTAATGGTGCATTGAATAGTGCTGTTATTAGAACCCGTCCAGAAATAAAAGAAGCAACTAAGAAGAAATTACTTACACCTCTAGGTTATACTGCTGTAAAAAATACAAACAACAACAATACAGTAAATCCATCAGGTAGATTTAGAACTGCGGTAACTGGTATCAGTGTAAGTAGTGGTAACGCTACTGCTACTGCAGGATCAGGTCTTAAGTGGGTGAACGGTTCTAATAATGATGACTTCCAAGTAGTTATCACTGGTGGTTCTGGATCTGGTAATTTTGCGAATGGTAAGATTTTATATAATGGAGCAAGCAGTTTCTCAATTAGTGGTGACACAGTAGATACTGAAGACTTATCTTTACAAGGTTTGACTGGTGTTACTAGCATTGACGTTATTGGAACTGTAACGAGTGCAGATAGATCTGGTAAAGCAAAGACTACACAAAGAATGAAAGTTCTTAAGATTGATGATTCTTTGGGAACTGCGAATAGTTTAAATCAAGTAACTGCAGGATTTGGTACAAGAGTAGAAGATACAAGTATCTCTCTAGGTTGTGCTGACGTATTTTCAATCAAAGCAATCTATGAGTCAAAAGATGCTAACGATCCAGTTATACCTAACTTCAGATATACTAACTTACTTGGTTCACTTGCAATAGACGACGTAATCACAGGTGACAGTTCTGGATCAAGAGCAAGAATAGTATCTACTACAGGTAATCAAATTTATTATATTCCAGTAGACGATGATGTATTTTCTGATGGTGAAAATATTACAGCACCAAACGCTACGTTAAAAATTGAAACTAGTGGTATAACATCTGGTTCTACAGATATTACTAATGCATACGATCTAGATGATGGTCAAAGAGAGCAGTTCTATGACTACTCTAGAATTGTAAGAAAAGCAGGATTTTCAGCACCAACACATAAGATACTTGTTATCTTTGATAGATTCTTTACATCTAACGGTGTCAACCCATATACTGTTGACTCATACACTGCAGACGATTATAAGATTATCCCAGACTTCTCTGGAGAAGAATTAAGAGACTTCATTGATTTCCGTCCTATTGTTCCAGAAGCAATTACAGGAACTGGATCTCAATCATCTCCATACCTATTAAATCAAACAGGATACTTTGATTTTAACAATAGAGCATTCACAAACAACGAAGTAGGAATACCTGGCATTAGTGATACAACAACATTAAGTGTTCAGTATTACTTACCTCGTATCGACAAGTTGTTCCTCAGTAAAGATAGTGTATTTGTTATTGTAAAAGGTGCACCTAGTGCTAGACCTCAACCCCCAGAAGATATAGAAGATGCAATGCTTCTTGGAACTATCACTTACAATGCATATGTCTATGATATAGAGAATGACGTTTCTATTGAAGAGACAAACTATAAGAGATATACCTTCCGTGATATTCAATACTTAGAAGATAGAATAAAGACACTTGAATACTATACACAGTTGTCATTACTTGAAAGTGAAACTGCAAGTATGGAGGTTAGAGACACATCTGGTCTTAGCAGATTTAAGAATGGTTTTATTGTAGATAATTTTGCAAGTCTTTCCACCGCTGATACATTACATCCTGATTATAGAGTATCTACTGACTTTGAGAGAGGACAGATGCGTCCTGCTCACTATACAACACAGGTTCCTCTAGCATATAGCACAAGTAGCACAAACGTGCAGCAAACAGATGATATTATAACACTTCCATACTCATCTACTGTATTAATTGATCAACCATATGCGTCAGCTGTGGAAAACGTCAACCCATTTAACGTTTTCACATACACAGGAGATATTGAATTATATCCAGAGTCAGATAACTGGGTAGATACCAAATCACTTAATCCTGTTCAAGGACCTACAGTGGAAGGTAACTTCATGACAACAGTGAGGGAGTATAATGCAGACCAAAATGGTTTCTCTCCTATACACTGGAACTCATGGAAGACAACATGGAGTGGAACTGATATCAACAGATCAGTAGGTTCATTCAGAAGACGTGCGGGTAAGGGTAGACAACCTAGAGTTAGAACTATAACTACAACTGCTACAACTACATCAAGGCAGACAAGAACTGGTGTAAGATACAGAGTAACACCTGTAATCGAACAACAGTCATTGGGTAGTAAGGTCGTATCAGTTGAGCATATTCAATTCATGCGTTCTAGGAACATTGAGTTTGTATGTCAGAAACTAAAACCAAGAACTAAGTTCTATGCATTCTTTGATGGTATTGCTATACCTACTAAATTAATTACACCTAAGATTCTTGGAGTTATCAAGGATCCATCCAGTGATACACAGACTAATAACATTCCATTCCAAATAGGTGAGACAGTATATGTCAAGAAGGGCAATGGTAAGTTTAGATTTAAGGCAAGAGTAGCAGCACCTAACGAAAATATACAAATCAACCCTCTTGACGGAACAGATATCAGCACAACAACTGACTACACATCTAACTTGACCTTTATCAACATTGATACCAAGTCACTTGCAGATCAGGTCAAAGGTAATTACTATGGTTCACCTAAGATAAATGATTACTTAATTGGTGAAACTAGTGGTGCTATTGCAAAAGTTTCTAGTAAGGATATGGTTACTGATAAGAAAGGTAATCTCAGAGGTTCATTCTTTATTGATGCACCAAACGTTGCGGGTAATGTCAAATTTAAGACTGGAACAAAACTATTCAGACTTAGTGACTCATCTACTAACAGCAAGGTAGTTGGAGTGTCAGATAGTAATGGTGAAGCAGAATTTACATCATCTGGTATATTGCAGACTACACAAGAGACAATCATCTCTGTTAGAAATGCTAAGATTACATCTGAGGATCAGTTTGATGCTAGAACAGTAACAAGTGTTAGTGAGACACGTGCTGAAGAGACTAGATGGTGTGACCCACTAGCACAGACATTCTTGGTTGAAGATTCTACACTAGAAGGTGGTGTATTCTTGACTAAGATTGATCTATACTTCTTTACTAAGGACGAAGAGATTCCTGTTGCATTAGATATTAGAACTGTAGAGAATGGTAATCCAACACAGACAGTATTACCTTTCTCTAAGGTGGTTAAGCAAGCAGAAGATGTCTTTACATCCACTGATGCATCTAAACCTACTACATTTACATTCAAAGCACCTGTCTTTATACAATACAGGACAGAGCATGCGATGGTTATAACATCTGACTCTAACCAGTATAAAGTATTCATATCATTATTAGGTAACGATGCTATTGATGCTGCACACGTTGGAGAGAAAATTTCTGAGCAACCATATATCGGTGTGTTATTCAAATCACAGAACGCATCTACATGGACACCATCTCAGTATGAAGACTTGATGTTCAAGATTTACAGAGCAGAATTTACTTTACCTTCTACAGCAGCACCTTCTAAACTTATCCTAGAAAATGGTGAGTTAGGTGATAGTAATGGTGGATCTCTAGGTTTGAGAACAAACCCATTTGTAACTACAACTGGTAGTGATCAGATAAGAGTATTCCACAGTAACCATGGTATGCAGTCATCACTCAACTATATTCAGATAACTGGTGTGTCATCTGAGATAGCAAACAATGCTACTGCAGCACAGTTGAGCACAACGGGAACAAGTATTGAAATAGGTGAGAACCATGGGTTCCATGCGACCATAGGTGGATCTGCTGTTAGTGCATCTAATCCTGGTTATATCAAAATACTTGGAACTGAAGAAGATGGTAGTGGTGACGAAATTATTGCATACTCTGGATTCAGTGGAACTAATGATAAGGTAATTAACTTTATCACTAACGGTAGAAGTCATACTGGAATAGCAGGATCATCTACTGGTAAGTTGCATGCATCTGGTGCAGTCGTTGAATGCTATAACTTTGACGGTATACCTCTTACTAAAATCAATAAGACACATAGTAGTGGTATAGTATCAATAAACAGTCCACACAGTTATAACTTACAAATTACTGGTGTTAATGCTACAACTGGTATCAATGGTGGTGGTGGTAATGTAACTGCATCACAAAACGTTGCATGGGATGTTCTTACACCACAAATACAAAGTCAGTTAGAACCTAAGACTACTATGGTTGCTAGAGTTCAAGGAACAAGTGCCACATCTTGTGGACCTTTCCCAGCTGGAGTTAGTGCAGAAACATCATTTGTTAAGGATAGTGATTTCACAGAACTTACTATCGGAGAAGAAAACTACTTCCCTACTACTAAGATGGTTGCTAACCAGATTAACGAGATCAATAGAATGAATAGTGTTAAGTCACTTACTGTTGAATTAAACTTAGGTTCTGAGGTTACACACTTATCTCCTGTGGTTGACTTGACTAGATGTGACATGATCACAACAGCAAATATAGTTAATAACATCACACCCACAGCTGGGGTCGGAACAGAAACAGCGGGTAACTACATAACAAAAGTTGCTAAACTTGAAAAGAGTGCAACTGGATTGAAAGTCATGTTTGCTGCAAACGTATGGGCACAGTCAAATGTTGTTGTAATGTATAAGTTAATACCTGTTGGTTATACAGATAGTCTAGATGAACTACCATTCCAGTTCTTTAATACTACAGGTATACCAGACTCAGGTGCATTAATACCAAATAATGATCTAGTGACATTCACAGATTATGAGTATACGATAGAAGACGTAGATGAGTTTGATGGGTTCCAAATCAAGATCAGTTTACTCAATTACGCACAACCATATATACCAAGAATACAAGACTTCAGAGGTATCGCTCTAGCATAATGGAAGAAATCGAACTAATCCCTGTCGAAGGTCACACCACCCTTGGCAGGGATCCTGTGTCGAATGCAATACTCAACACAGATACCACACAATATGAAGCTTATGTGAAAGCAAGAAATAGTGCAAGAAAAAAAGTAATGGAAATGCAACAGTTAAAAGACGAGGTTGCAGAATTGAAACGACTTGTGGGAGACTTAGTTCAGAAAGAGGATAAATAAAGTTAAGCTAAATAATATATGGAATTCTTAGAGAATGGCAAGTGCTGTATCCAACCTACTAATATATCAAGGTTCTGACTTTATCATCGACTTTACAGTCGAAAATGATAATGGTACAGATTTTAACCTTACAGGATATACAGTAGCGAGTAAGATAAAGAAGCATTACACAAGTAGCACCTCACAAACGGTGACTGCTGCTGTTTTATCTCCTGCTACAAGTGGAAGAATACAACTGTCTCTAACGAATGCACAAACCGCTGCTATGAAAAGTGGAAGGTTTGTATATGATGTCGTAATAACTTCTAGCACAGGACTTAAATCAAGAGTCTTAGAAGGTTCAGTAAGCGTACTTGAGGGAGTAACACTTTAAATGGCAAGACTAAGATTCGGAGACCAATCAGTTCCAAGAGTCACCCGTGTCGCAACAGGCGGTGGTGGTGGAACAATTGGTGGAATGTCAGACGTAGATTTGACAGACACATCACAAGGAGGACTAGCAAATGGTTCAGTCCTTGTATATGACGCAGCAGCAACGAGATTTGTTGCTACAAACGTATTAAACGATATAACAGTAAATGGAGGTAGCTTCTAATGGCATCCAATATTCTAATAAAAAGAAGCACAGGTTCTACCGCACCAGGCACAATAACCTTTGGTGAACTTGCTGTAACTACAGGTGCTAATGGTACCCAAGCAAACGCAGGAGACCGTATATTTGTCGGAGACAATAACGGTGCTGCACAGGTTGTAGGTGGTAGATACTTTATGGACATGTTGGATCATGTTCATGGAACAGTTACAGCAAGTTCTGCTGCTATTGTAGATAGTAATTCAAAGGTTGATCAGTGGTTAGTAGATGACATTTCCCTCAATGCAAACGTCATTACTACTTCTACTACTGATGCTGACCTTATCTTCCGTGCAAATGGCACAGGTAAACTGGTTATTGAAGATGGTCAGGAACTAGAGTTTGGAACTACAGGAGATGTAGAACTCTCATACAATGACTCAGACGCAGTTTTAGATGTCAAACGTGTAGCAGGAACCCCTGACTTGCGTATCGCTGACGATATGAAACTAATCTTTGGTAATAACAAAGATGTTTCCTTTGTCTATGACGAGACAACAAGTGATAAACTAAAGATTGATGGTGCCGATATTGAAGTTGGAACTACATCAACTAGTAAAGTAAATTTTGCAAACACCACAGATGCATCTAACGTTGCTACTGCGGGTGTTACTTTTGCGGGTGGTATTGGTGTTGCAGCAACAGCACACATCAAAGATCTGAATGTAGATGACAACACTACTATCGGAACTGCATCTGGAGACTCCCTAACAGTTAACTCAACAACTATCTTCCAGAATGAAGTTACTTTCAACGGAACAACAAACATTGCGGGTAATACATCTCAGACTGGTAAGATTGAGATTGACAACCTTAAGTTAGATGGTAACGTATTATCTACTATCAACTCTGTTCAAGAATTGGTAATTGACCCTGATCCAGCAACTGATGCTGGTGGTCTTGTTATCATCAAAGGTGACTTACAGATTGATGGAACTACAACTACAGTGAACTCTGCTTCAATGTCAGTTAATGATCCTACAATTGAATTGGGAGATCCAACAACTCCTGTTACTTTAACTGCATCAGCAGCAGGGTCACAGGCAGACGTTGTTGTAGATGCTGTAGATCAACTACAAGTTGGTGACGCAGTTACCTCAACAACTGCAGGAATTCCTAACAGCACAGTTATTAATGCTATCAACGCAGGAACTAAAACAGTTACTTTAAGCAACAACTTATCTCAAACAATGGCAGCTGGTTCTGTTCTTGTCACAGTAAGTGGTGCTGATGATGCATTAGATCGTGGTGTTAAGATCCACTATAATACTTCTGGAACTAACAAGTTTGGTTTCTTCGGTTATGACCGCACAGGTGGTGCTGATGGAGCTGGTGCTTGGACATTCATTGAAGAAGCAACAGATACAAACACTGTATTCGGTGTCACTGGAAACCGTGGTACAGTTGTATTAGGCGACTTAGAACTAGACACAGATCTTGAGGTTCAGTTCGGTGGAAGTGGAGCAAGTTCATTTACTACAAATGGTATCATTTATGGTAATGCTGCAAGTCCAATGCAAGTCACTGCAGCAGCAAACATGGGATCACCAGGAACTGGTGCTGACGCAACAACTTCCTATCAGGTATTAACTGTAACTGCAGCGGGTGTGCCTGTATGGACTGACACAATCGACGGTGGTACGTTTTAAAAATGGACGCAAAACTTGTTATTTCTATATTACAAAAGAAAATTTCTGAATTGACACTGATAAATGTAATGATGGAGGCTCAAATCCAAGACTTACAAAATCAGTTAAATAGTATGAACTCTGAACAACAAACTGAGAATGCTCTAGATGGCAACGAGAATCAAACTAAAGAGATCGACAGTAGCAGCGACGGTCCCGACAACTTCTAATTTAGAAGACGGTGAGGTCGCTCTTAATATAGCGGATAAAAAATTATACGCTAGAAACGGATCGAATATAATAGAGGTAGCGAACCAAAAACCTAACACAGGTGAGGTCGTTACTAATATGCTGTCTACTGACATAACGAATGGTCAGGGAAGCACTTATTATGTTGCTTCAGTAGGTTCAGATACAACTACTCTTGCTAATGGTGGTGCTGCTGGTAAACATCCAGATACTCCATTCTTAACTATTACAAAGGCACTCTCAACTGCAACTTCGGGAGATACAATTTTAGTTGCACCAGGTGAGTATCAGGAAGCATTCCCAATGACTCTTGGGGATGGTGTAACATTACGTGGAACAAATTTAAGATCAACATCAGTAAAACCAACATCAGTAACAAATTCTAATACTGCATTCATCCTATCTGGTGATTGTCATATTTCAGATATGACTATTAAAGATTTCTTCTATGATAGTGGTAACGATGATGGATATGCATTTGAAGTAGTCTCTAATATGAACTCTACACAGAGTCCATATATTGAGAGAGTTACAGTTTT